TGAGATAGCGGGACGGCCACCGGCTATCTCAGCAACCAATACGAGCTGCCCCTGGTGAGCTGGGGCGAAGACGTCACCAGCCACACCGCCTCGATCGCGGCGTATCGGTTCATGGTGTCCACCGGATATGCCCCGGAAGGCAAAGACGAACTCATCCGAATGAACTACGAGGATGCCATTCGTTGGTTCGAGAAGGTGAGTCAGGGCAAGATCAAACCCGATGACATCGTGGACTCGACTCCAACAGTTGAGGACGGTGGTGCGTTCGTTGTCACAAAACCACTGCGAGGCTGGTGATGGGCGGCGTAGTCGGAGACTTCGGCAAGGCACGGAAGCTCAGCGCCCAGTTCTCCAAGCTGAGCACCGCGTCGTGGAAGAAGGCCTTCGTTCAGAACCTCGCTGAGGAATACCGCGACTTCATGACCGACTGCTTTCGCCGAGGAGAGAGCCCCTACGGCGATCGGTGGGCACCGCTGAAGTTCCGGAGCTCCGCGAACGGCCGGGGTCAGAAGCCGCTGCTCAACTCCGGCATCATGCGCGGCGCGATCACGCCGATTGGCGTCTCGGCCACCGGATTCAGCGTCAGCGTCGGGGTCAAGTACGCCACGACTCACCAGTACGGTGCGACGATCCGTCCGAAGAAGGCCAAGGCCCTGCGGTTCCAGGGCGTGTCGTTCAAGCAGAGCGGCAGGGGAACGCGACGGCAAGGCGCCAGTCGCAAGGGCGGCGGATTCGTCTTCGTCAAGAAGGTGGTCATCCCCGCTCGCCCGTTCGCTCCCCTCAATGGCATGCCTGCCGAGCTCGACGCCCGTGCGCTCGAGGCGGCCGACGACTTCATGCGTGCACACTTCGGGGAGTGACATATGGGCGTCGAAATCGAGTACTACAGCCACGGGCGAACGCGATATCGCAAGCTCGGAGAGCCGCCCTACGAGCCGCCTCCGAAGGTGCCTCAGCCGTGGCACACTTGGGCTTGGCGTGTTGCCAGACTGCTGCTTATCATCGTCGGCTGGGTCATCGTCTACTTGCATCCGACGCGGGAGGCGCTCTGGGGCATGCTGGCGCTGGGGATGCTGGCTGCAGGCGTGTACATGTGGCTGAAGCAGGCGTGAGCAATGGCCAAGTGCGAACTCGAGCAGCTTATGGACGCTGTCGTGGTCGAGTTGGGCGTGAATGCCCCGCCACACGGCTTCGGGCGCAAGGAGCTGAACAAGCACAAGTCGCCGCCCTACGTCTGCTGGATCGCGGCCGATTCCGAGTTCACTGGGCCGGACATCGCGGGGGGCAATCCGCGCAAGCTGTGGGTCGAGAGCCAGCTCGTCGAGATTCACTGCTGGGCGAAAGACGAAGAGACGCTCCGGGCGATTCGGAACAACGAGATGGTCGCGCTGCAGCGGCACGCGTCTACGTCGATGACCCCGCGGCGGAGCATGCCTGTCGCCGAGTCCCAGGAATGGCTCAGTCGCGGCGAGGCCACGGTGCTGACGATAACGATCAACTGGCCCATCCGCGACGAGCTCGTCGAGACAACGACGCTCGACGGCTGGGTGTACGAAAGCGACTCGACCTCCGGCGACGGCTGGATCGAGCACGGAGAACCCTGATCATGGAAGAGAAGACCGAGACGCGCGTCGCCGAGCGTGACGCGAAGGCACCAGTGCGCAAGTCGCCAGAGGAATGGCGCAACACGAAGCCGACCCCGGCCTGGCTCTTCGCCGCGGCCGAGGCTCTCCACCGCTGGATCCGATCCGGTGTCCAGCTCACTGAAGCCGAATACGACAAGGCGATCAATGCCGCCAAATCCATGCCGATCCGTTGAGGTAACCGATGACACAGCAGACAGGCGTGCGCAATACGGTTCGCGACGGTGCGCTGGGCACTGTCCCGGCCAGCGTCGAAAACGTGATGGTGGTGTTCGGGGCATGCTCCGGCGGCACTGACGACGAGGTCTACTCGTACTCCGACAAGGACGACATGAAGGCTGCGCAGGGCTTCGGCCCGCTTGTGCACGCTGCGTCGTACTTGCTCGGCTCCGGCCCGATTCTCCTCGTGCCGGTCAACAAGGACGTAGTGGGGACAGTGGGGGCCGTGACGCAGTCCGGAACTGGCCCAGCGGTCACGGTGGCAGGCGCTCCGTATGACGCCTACCAGCCGACGGCGAAGATCACGAAGGCCGGCGCACTCGGGGTGGCGGAATTCCAGGTTACCCTCGACGGAGGCGACACCTGGTCGGGCGTCATTCAGGTGCCGGTCGGAGGGACCTACGCGATCCCGGACAGCAACATGACGCTCACATTCTCGGCCGGCACGTACGTTCTCGACGAGACTTACACCTGGCCGTGCACCGCGCCTGGCTTCTCCACCTCTGAGCTCAACGATGCCATCGACGCGTTCCTGCTCACTCCCCACCAGGCATCGCTTGGCCTGGTCGTCGGGACCCCCGCCGACGGGGCTGCGACTGCAGCCCTCGCCGCGGCATTGCAGGTCAAGCTTGCCTCCGCCGAAACATCGAAGCGCTACATGCGGTTCTTCATCGAGGCGGCGGACGACACCGACACGAACTTGCTCACCGCCACGATCAACACCGACGCGAAGCGCGTTGTGTGCGGCGCAGGATTCGTCGAGCTGTTCAGCGACGTCGACGGACGCTACTACAAGCGCAGTGCGGCGTGGGTGATGGCTCGGCGGGCGCTCCAGACAAAGCCGAACACCCACATCGGTCGCACCAAGGACGGGACGCTTCTCGGCATCACGAGCCTGCATCGGGACGAGCGCAAGACGCCCGGACTCGGCACCGACACTGGCCGATTCTGCGTCCTTCGGACCTACGTCGAGAAGGCGGGTGCCGGGTACTTCGTCGAGGACGACTACACGCTTGCCGCGCAGGGTTCGGACTTCTCCCAGCTCCGAAACGGTCGGGTGATGGACAAGGCTCTGCGCATCTCCGATGCCGGCCTCTGGGAGTATCTCCACGACGACTTCGAACTCGCGGCATCCGGCGCCCTTGCTGAGCACGAGGCGAAGGGCATCGAGGAGTTCATCAAGCAGATGCTCGAGGACGGCGTCGTCGCGGACAAGAACGCCAGCGCCGTCGCGTTCGTGGTGAACCGCGTCTACACGAACCGCACGCTCCGCTGCAAGACGCGCATCCAGATCAAGCCCGATGCGAAGTGGATCGAGCACGATATCGGCTTCACCCGCACCGTGAGCGAGTGATCGGAGGACACCATGGGATTCAACACCAACGGTCACGAGTACAGCTTCTCGTCGCTCCGGACCTCGGTAGGCAAGCTGCGCGGCGACTACATTTCCAGCATCGACTACGACGACGGCCTGGATGGTGCCGTCATCAAGGACAGCGATGGCAACCCGGTCGGGGCAACGAAGGGGGAGTACGAAGGCACGTGCTCGATCGAGTTCCACACTCGCTCCCACTACCAGGAGTTCTTCGATTCACTTGGCGATGCCCCGTACGAGCAGTTCTTCACGCTCACCAACTCGTACAGCGAAAAGAACGTCTCGCCTGTCATCACTGACACCATCCCCCGGTGCCGCATCAAGAAGCCCTCCGTGAGCGCGGCAAAGGGCAGCAACGAGGCAATCCCGGTCAAGGTCGAGCTCCTCGTTGCCGGCGTCATTCTCTGGAACGGAAAGCCCGGCGTCAGCAAGCGGGTCTGAGGAAACCATGCCGAAAATCGAAGAAACAACCATCGTTGAGCTGAAGAAGAAGTTCGGCGGCCGTCTCTACCTTCTGACCGACGAGGACGGCGACGACTACGTCGCCAAGGCGCCCACCGAGCCGGAGGTGGAGCGGTTCCTGCAGGACGGCGGGAACAAGGACGGCAACAAGCTCGACGCCTTCAAAGGCCTTGCCGCGACGTGCATCGTGTGGCCGGAGGACTTCGATCAAGTCGTGGTCGACTACCCGTTCATCGTCGTCACCCTCGGCAACAAGCTCGCCGAGCTCGCCAAGCTCCACGAGAAGGTGAAGGCAAAAAAACTCTGAACCGGTTCCACGAGGCGCGGTGGAAGCCGGGAGTTGCCGCTCGATGTCTGCGCGCCGCACGTCGCGACGAGGACACGATGGACGCTGACGTCGGATATCTGCTCGTCGCTGAGTTCTTTCACGCCGTTCGGATCAACCTACTCGAAGACTGACAATGGGCGCTCTCAGCTGGGCATTCGCTATCAGCGACCGGATGAGCGGCCCCGCTGCGTCCGCGGCCAAGGGCGTAGACAAGGTCACGGCGTCTCTGCAGAAGGCCGATAAGGCAACGAAGAAGTTCGAGGCGTCACAGGGGCGAGCTCGGGATGCTAACGGAAGGTTCGTCAAGGGTGGGGACGCCCTCGTTCCGACCGTTCCTGGTGGTGCAGTTGCCAAGCTGAGCATGTTCCAGCGCATGATTCAGGGCATTGGAAGCATTGGCGGCCCCAGTGCCGTCAACGCGGCAATGTCTCTGTCGCGCGCGCTGGTGTCCGTCGACAGCGCGGTCGGTAAGGCCAACGGCGTGCTGGGCATCTTTGGCACTTCGGTCGGCGGAGTTGGTTCCAAACTGGGCGGCGTCGCCAGTGCTGGAGCGATGGCCTTTGTGGGCGCCATTGCGGCTGTCACAGCTGCTCTCGCCGCAGCGGCAGCGGCGGTCGTCTACTTTGGCGCCAAGGCAGTGATTGCGTTCACGAAGTTTGGTATGCAGTCTCTCTCATTCCGAGAGAACGCCATGGTCGCCTTCGAGACGATGCTGGGCACGGCCGACGCGGCCGATCGGCTGTACGGCAAAGCGGTGGACTTTGCCGCGAAGACGCCCTTTCGCACGGACCAAATCGTCGGCGCCTACCAGAAGCTACTGGTGGGCGGGTTCAAGACCAACGAGCTCGAGACGATTATGAAGGCCGTGGGCGATGTCGCGGCGATGAAGGGGTTCGACGCCTCCAAGATGGATGAGATGATTCGCGGCTTTGCCAAGCTCCGCGGCATGGGGAAGCTCACCGGAGGGGTCATGGAGATGGAGTCGTTCCAGGGCATCGCAGGCAAGATCTACGAGCAGCTCGGCAAGGACATGGGCGGCAAGTCCGTGGACGCCGTCCGCAAGGCGATGTCGGATGGCAAGATCGACTCGGCCATGGCCGAGAAGGCTATCATCGAGGTCATTCGCACCACGTACTCCGGCGGCACCTTGGGCATGGCGATGGAGAAGTTCTCCAGCATGTGGACTGGTATTTGGTCCACGGCCACCTCTCGTCCGCAGGAGCTTTTCGAGGCCGCTGGCAAGAACGTGAAGGGCGGACTGGCAACCTACTTCAACGCGTTCAAGGACGCAGGGAAGTGGCTGGGAGACGCGCTGGATCCAAAGTCGGATTCGGGGCAGCGAGTGGTAGCGATCATCAACAGCATCGGAAAGGCGCTGTCGGACATGCTTGGCAAGTTCGACGCGAAAGAAGCGAGCGCGTCGTTCGACAGGGTTCTGACCATCGTCGAAACCGTTCTTCCTCTCATCGAAAGCTTCGGCAAAGGCTTCAAGGAAGGCTTGCTCTCGGGCCTCGGGCCGCTCATGAAAGCCTTCGACTCCATCGACGGAAAGAAGGCGAGCGACATTGAAAAGACCGCCGAGGCGTTCAGGATCTTGGGAGAAGCGCTGGGGTTCGTTGTGGGCGCCGGTGCCACCATCTCCGCCGCGTTCGTTTCGGTGGTTGCCCAGATTGCCTACCTGCCAGGACGCATCACGGTGTTTGCCTCCGAATTGGTCGACACCGTGACAGGTATGCCAAGCCAGGTTCTTGGCGTAGTCATGGGCTTGGCCGGGCAGATGTTTGCAGCCGGTATCAGTGTCCCCTTAGGGCTAGCCGACGGCATTCGAGCTGGCATTGGAATGGCTGTATCTGCGGCCACCGAGATGGCGAACGCTGTGCTCAACGCGACAAGAGTGGCTCATGATTCGCACTCACCATCGAGGAAGTTCCACGAGCTTGGAATGTTCGCTGGTGAGGGCCTTGCCGGCGGAATGGATGCGAGCGCTCCTCGGGTGAAGGCATCCGTCTACGACATGGTCACGCCGCCCACTCCCAGGCAACTCCCGGCGGCCGGCATGTCGTCCAGGTCCAGGTCCTCGGGTGACGGGGCGAGCGGTGGCAAGTCGGTGGTGTTCCACCTCGGCAGCAACGCCATCGTCATCAACGGCACCGGCGACCGTGCGGAGATCAAGAGCGGCATCCTCGAGGCGTTCGAGGAAATTGCGCTCGAGTTTGGTCAGTAGCCGCAACACTCGAGTCTTCGCTCCTGTGGATTGAGAGAGGTGCAGGCGAAAGCGCTGTTTACAACCAACCAGGTGGCGCGTTCATCGTCTCCAAAGAGGGATATCTTCTCAACATAATGACCCGCAAGCGGGCCGCTCCTGATCTTGAACCATCTATTGCTACCCAAGCCCATCGTGACGAACTCGGTCTCTCCGAAGTCAGACAACTCCACGTACTTCGATGAACCGATTCTGAATGACCATGCATCCTTGTCAGACCTCAGGATCGCAAGACTTGGCATCCCATCGCGCATTCCCATCTTGCTGATGTCGTAGGAGTAGATGACCGAGCGTTCGCCGTTTTTGTCGATGGTGCTCGGGTCGATCGCGAGCGGGGTCCTCGCGACGCGAGCGATGTTGTGCGCCCATACCTTCGCTTTCGCTGGCCCGACGGAGGATGCGACGGCCTTGGACGAGCCTAACGAACCCTTCGTCTTGCAGCATCCCGCCGCGAACGCCACGGAGATCAACAGGACCAACAACCGTCGCATGTCCAGACGTTCGCAGAATCTGGAAGGATGCGCAAGCCAAGTTGGATCCAGGATGGTCTGAGGCATAAAGCATGGCAATCTCACAGACAAGCAATGGACCGCGCTTCACGATGACGGAGCCGGCGGTCGGCGTCTACGACGTAGTCATTGACGGGGCGGACTTCCTCGGAGGCACGGCCCGGCTCGTGACATCCGCCGACACGGGCTTTGTGAAGGCGAGCGACCCGGTGTCCGGTGCGCCGTTGCCAACGCCGATGTACCCGGTTCACGTCCAGGGTTCCACGAGCATGCGGGCGTCGATCGAACTTGCGATCGGGTACCTCAAACTGGCCGTTGGTGACAACGTCCGCGCCAAGATGGGTCGCGATCCCATCCTCGAGGAACTCGTGGCACTCGCGAGCAACATGGCTGCGTCGAAGTTCGCCGCGCTCGATGCGTGGGAGGCTACGGCTTGAGGCTCTCGGCTAGAACCCAGCCGGTACGCCCCATGAACTGACCCGAGTAGATGCGGACCTTGCGCTTGTCCCATCCATATTCCAGCACTCGACACTTGGTTCTGTCAGGCGCAAAGAATGCAGTGTTCATGGCGAACCCGAGAGGATCATCTTTTGACGCGGCCTCCGCGGCCCGATCGAAAGCTTCTCGGC